AAATGGGTCAACGAGCCACAGGCTTCGGTGTAGGTAGAGTTCAGTATGGTGTAAAGATGTCCAACCAAATTAAAAAAACCGGCTGTTTGGTTTTAAAGGAAATGGTGGAGGGCGATAAGATGATTCTAACCGACTTTGATGTGATATCCGAGTTGTCTACCTTTGTGAGCGAGAAAGCCTCCTACGGAGCCTCTGAGGGCTATAATGACGATCTGGTATCGTGTCTAGTGTTGTTCTGTTGGCTATCCACACAATCGTATTTCCGAGATTTGGTAAATACCGATATCCGACGAAAACTCATGGAAGAAAAAATTAGAAAAATGGAGGAAGACCTGCTTCCATTTGGATTCTCAAGTTCAGAATTAGACAGCATGGATCAAGACGCTATTGATCTTGGCAGAGAGGGTAAAACCCCTAAAAACACTTATTTTGGCGAATGGGAGAGTGGGGCAAACCCGAATGGGTCTTGGTAAACCCTAACTACCTATTTTGCTAAATATACAACGAAACCTAAAAGTTCTTCATCCTTAACAAGGAGATTGATAGATGGCATTCCAACTAAGTCCTGGCGTAAATGTAACTGAAAAAGATCTTACTACAATTGTCCCATCCGTGGCAACAACTGCCGCTGGTATGGCTGGTTTGTTTGAATGGGGCCCTGTGGGTCTACCCGTTCTAATCAGCACAGTCCAAGAACTCGGTGCGCTTTACGGCCTACCTAGAGACGGAAACTACGAATACTGGTTCACAGCAGCAAACTACCTCGGATACGGCAGCAATATTAAAATTGTTCGCGGTGTAGACGAGCAGGCTGCAAAGAACGCTACACCAAGCAATCTTGCTGCAACCTTGATTAAGCAGCCTGGTGACGCTCAAACTGTAACAACCACAACTAACGGCACATTTGCTGCTCGTTATGCAGGCGAACTCGGAAACTCCCTATGGGTAGATTTCTGTGGTGGCGCAACTACAGGTGGTGCAGGTGCAACCTTCGGAAGTTGGGCATTCAAGAGTCTCTTTGGTAGTATCGCAACTCAATCGGCTTACGCAGATCGTCTAGGTCTATCAGCAAGCAACGATGCTTTCCATCTTGTTGTTGTAGATAAAGACGGAAAGTTTAGCGGAACACCAAATACCGTATTGGAAAAATACGATAGCCTTTCAATGATTCCTGGTGCAATTAACGCAGACGGAACTTCGCTCTACTTCAAGACAAAAATTAATGCAGAGTCTCGTTATATCGTAGTGAACGGCTCACAGACTGCGTTTGAGACTGGTATGACTGCTGGATTCACCGCAGGTGGTTCTAGCGTTGTAGGATTCACCAAGAGCGGCGACAACTACACCTCAGGTGGTGCATATTACGCCAAGATGGGTGGAGGAACCGGTGCATTCTCAGGAGCATCAGATTTGGTTGGCGGAACAAACGGATATCAGTTGTTCTCTGATCCCGATCAGATTGATTGCGCTCTGCTTCTCGGTGGTCCCCGAACCATCAAACAAAAAAAGCAGGTTTGCGATATCGCCAAGGCTAGAAAGGATTGTGTAGCCTTCGTATCAGTTCCCAACAAGAATTCGGCTGAATCGTCATCAACCAAGTTGGCAAACTGCTCAACCTTGAGAAACGCAATCGGCAACAACAACTACGCTTTCATTGATAGCGGTTACAAGTACATGTACGATCCATACAACGATGTGTATCGTTATGTTCCGCTGAACGGTGATATTGCAGGATTGTGTGTTCGTACAGATATTACAAATGATCCTTGGTGGTCGCCAGCAGGCTTCAACCGTGGTCAAATTCGTAATGTCATCAAGTTGGCTTTCAACCCAACTCAGACTGAAAGAGACACAATTTATCCAAACGGCGTAAACCCTGTGGTAACTTTCTCAGGTGAAGGCACAATCCTGTTCGGTGATCGCACTGCTCAGACTCGTCCATCAGCCTTTGATCGTATCAATGTTCGTCGCCTCTTCATCGTGTTGGAGAAGGCAATTGCAACCGCTGCTAAGTATAGCCTCTTTGAGTTCAATGATGCATTCACCCGAGCACAGTTCAAGTCACTTGTTGAACCGTTCCTCCGTGATGTTCAGGCTCGTCGTGGTATCACCGATTTCAAGGTTGTATGCGATGAGAAAAATAACACACCACAAGTTATCGACAGCAATCAGTTTGTTGCCGACATCTATGTGAAGCCAAATCGTAGCATCAATTTCATCCAATTGAACTTTGTTGCTACCAAGACTGGCGTTTCGTTCGAGGAAGTAGGAGCCTAAATAAAGTAGGTTCCCCATAAAGACACAGGAGATCTAAATGGCATACAGTCAGTTTAGCATAGACGCTTTCAGAGCAAATTTAATTAACGGCGGTGCAAGAGACAATCTCTACCTAGTTTCAGGTGTATTTCCTGGAACAGCAACAGGCGTAATCAATGCTGCTGCTAGCGTTGCTGGTGCTTTGTTTGGTGGAGCAGTTGCAGGTGCAATCACTAACACCGCTGCTGCTGTTGGTCTAAACAATCCTTCTTCATCGGTTTCCTTCCTCTGCCGTTCAGCAGGTATTCCTGCTGCTCAGTTGGGACAGGTTGAAGTAAACTACATGGGAAGAAAACTAAAGTATGGTGGAGATCGTGAATTCGCAGACTGGAATATCAAGTGCTATAACGACGGCAACTACAGCCTTCGTAAAGCCTTTGAGTCATGGTCTAACATAATTAACTCCTATCAGGGCAATGTTGGCCCAAACAATATGGCATCGTATCTTTGTGACTGGTATATCCAACCACTAACTCGTGAAGGCAATCCAATTTGCACTTACAAGATGGTTGGTGTATGGCCTAAGGACATTCAAGGATACGAAATGAACTTTGATTCCAAGACAAACATCTCGGAATTCGGCGTGGTCTTGTCTTATCAATACCATGAGTTGCAGGGCGTTACTACCTGATACTGTTAATTCTTAAAGGAGTTTTTATACGATGGAACTCTTCGGCTTAAAAATTGAGCGGTCGAAGAAGCAGCAAAGCGACTTCAAAGCACTAAAATCTTTCGTAGTTCCAACTACGGACGATGGTGCTATTCCAGTCGAAGCAGGCGGCTTCTACGGTCAATATGTGGATCTTGACGGTTCGGTTCGTAACGATTATGAACTAGTAGCCAAATACCGTGAAATGTCAATGGATCCCATCTGTGAAACAGCAATTGACGATGTTGTGAACGAAGCAATTGTTTGTGAAGGCAAGCGTTCTCCTGTAAAGATTTTCTTCACTAGCGATTTAAAAGTTGGTGAGCCTATTAAAGATAAAATACAAGAAGAATTTAAAAACATTCTTCGTGTCATGCAGTTTGAAACCAAGGGTTACGAAGTGTTTCGTCGTTGGTATGTGGACGGTAAAATATACTTTCACATTATTAGCGACGAGAAGAAGGTTGAGAAGGGAATTCTTGAACTTCGTTTCGTTGATCCACTAAACATCCAAAAGATTCGTGAGTTTGAAAAAGAAACTCGCAAAGACGGCACGAAAATCATTACTGGTTATCGTGACTTCTATATCTACAACAAAGATAATCCTCGTGCAGGTGGTAATGCCGCAGGCATCAAGATTAACGATGATGCTATTGCATTCTGCTCGTCAGGTCTGTTTGATAGTCGTTATCGCAGAACTGTGGGATTCATGCACAAGGCTATCAAGCCACTAAATCAACTTCGCATGATGGAAGACGCTGTAGTAATCTACCGTCTATCTCGTGCTCCTGAGCGTCGCATCTTTTACATAGATGTTGGTTCTCTACCTAAAACTAAAGCCGAGCAGTATGTCAAGGATATTATGGGCAAGTATCGTAACAAACTTGTGTACGATGCTAACACTGGTGAAATCCGAGACGACAAGAAGTTTATGAGCATGTTGGAAGACTACTGGCTGCCTCGTCGTGAAGGCTCCAAGGGAACTGAAATCAGTACTCTAAGCGGAGCACAGAATCTTGGCGAAATGACCGATGTGGTGTATTTCCAAAAGAAACTATACAAGGCTCTAAATGTGCCGGTATCTCGCCTAGAACAAGACAAGGGGTTCCAATTGGGGCGTGCGGCTGAAATTAGCCGTGACGAATTAAAGTTTAATAAATTTGTCATTCGTTTGCGTAACAAGTTTAGCGAACTGTTCTATGATCTGCTACGCAAGCAGTTGTTGATGAAGGGAATTATTAAACAAGACGATTGGGCTGGTATTAAAGAATGTCTGTTTTTTGATTACCTCAAGGATAGTCATTTCGTAGAACTTAAAAATCAAGAGTTACGAAAGGGCATGTACGAGGAATTGAATCAAGTTGAAAAATACATAGGTAAGTACTATTCACACTATTGGATTCGCACCCAAGTGTTGGGTATGAGCGAAGCACAAATCAAGGAAATGGACGGTCAGATATCTAAGGAGCGCAACGCTGGCTTGTATGCTCCCGACAATTCAGTATTCGGTCTACAGTAACGGAGAATTTAAATGGAAAATTTGCAAAAAGCAATTGATGCTACAAAAGAAAAGAATGCGATTGACTTTAAACAGGTTATCTCTGCTGAACTGGCAGATAGACTTTACAAATCAATCAACACCAAGAAAGAGTCTATCTCTGGTAGTGTGACCAAGAAAGATGAAACTCCTGCTGAGGAAGATGCTGCTCCTGCGGTATCTGAGGCTAATGTACTGGCTCCATCTGCGCCTGTGTCGGGCGGTAAGGTTGGAATTCCTGGTTCAGAAAGGTCAAATTCAGGTGCGGGAGAAATTCCTGACCCTTTAGAAGGAGAACTGAAGGACGAGATAGAAAACGCCTTCGGTTTAAAAGACGGGGCTGACAAGATGGTTGCCAAGGATGACGACATCTCCTTGGATCCAAACTTTGAAAAAGAATTCTATATGAAAGAGATGGACTACAACGGTCACAAAGTGACCTTGAAGCAAATTGGATTGGGTCTATCCAAGCCTGTGCGTGTTTATGTTGACAACAAGCGTTGGGAATTCTTTCCAGGACCAGAATCTGCTTTAAAGGCTTCCAAGTCTTACATTGATGGTATGAACAAACAAGAAAGTGTGATTCCTTCAGCACCTGTAACTGAAGCAAAGGTTGACCTAGACGGCAGAAGTCGTTTATACAAGTCAACTGTCGCTCGTTTAGAACAAGCCCGTGTGCGTCGTGAAACTCACAACAGTAAGATTAAAGAGTTGGAAGAAACCACAACCATGTCAAACCAAGAAATTATGGATGCCGTGAATATGAAAAACGGTAAGTTTGTTATGGGTGAAGAAGAACTAACCGACAAGCAAAGAAAATACCGAGAATTCTTTTCTGCTGCTTTAAAGAAGCATGGTGCATCGTCACCAACAGAATTATCAGGAGAAAAGAGAAAACAATTCTTCAACTATGTTAAAGCAAATTGGAAGGGATAATGTCTAGCACACCATCACAACTAAAAAACGAATTATCACGCAAGATTGTAGATTGTGTTAGAGAATGCGTTTCCACAAACAAGGGAAAAACTCTTGAGTTGATGGATGGTTCAATTGTTCGTCTTACTCCCATGCAAGCAGGAAAATTTATTTCAATTCACGACGAGTTGAGTGAATCTAATCAGGCTTCTTTTCGCTTAATGTTAGTTGAAACAAAAAAATCATTTGATGGCGTTAACGCCTTCTGTAAGGAGAGAAAGTAATGGCTGCTAGATTAGACTATCTCGTAAAAAGTAAGAACCGTTGTGTGGTGGCGTATTCATCAGATGGTGCAGGCGGAAATGTTGAGTTCAATATTGGGCCTACCGCATTTTGCTCCAACATCACAGAATTTACCGGTGAGTTTGCAACAAAAGGATTAACTTTTACCTCTGCTGCAATCGCAAGAGTTGTTGGTTCTGCTGGCGGAAACGCAGGAACTATTGAAATTGCATTTGCTGGATCATCTCCATATCAAGCATTTCAACTCCCATACGCTTCAGCAACTGATAGTAACTTTGAGCGTTTCACAATTCCAAATCTAGCGGCAGGATCAACAGGTATGGCAACCATCACTAATCGTTTAAGTGGTGGTGCAACCGCTTCTTTCGCTATTGAATTTGTGACTCGTCATGTCTAATATCAAATAAAAGGGAGAATCTACAAATGAAACTATTCTGCGACATTAACGAGGAAATTCAAGTTCTAACCGAGGAAACCGAACCAGGTAAGAAGAACTATTTTATTGAAGGCATCTTCTTGATGTGCGATCAAAAGAATCGCAACGGTCGTGTTTATACTTTTGAAATGATGAACAAGAAGGTTAACGAATACAACAATTCTTTCGTCAAGCAAAAGCGTGCTTTTGGTGAATTGGGACACCCTGAGGGCCCAACAATCAACCTAGAGCGCGTTTCTCACATGATTACAGACCTGTACTCCGACAAGAAGAATTTCATTGGTCGGGCTAAAATCATGGATACTCCATACGGCAAAATTGTAAAAAACCTCATTGATGAGGGAGCCAAATTGGGTGTGTCTAGCCGTGGAATCGGCTCTTTAGAAGAGAAAAACGGGGTTAATTATGTAAAAGACGACTATCAACTAGCCACCGCCGCTGATATTGTAGCCGATCCTTCGGCTCCAGAAGCCTTTGTTCGGGGCATCATGGAAGGCAAGGAATGGATTTACGAGAGTGGTAGATTGGTTGAGAGAGATATTGAGCAAATTAAAAAGGACATTAAAAAGGCATCATCACGAAACCTAGAAGAAGCCAAAATGAAAGCGTTTGAGAAGTTTTTACGAAATCTTTAAGAACACTAAATATCATTTGACATCTTCATAAATTCACAAGGAGCGAGTTCATGGACTCATTTAAGAACGACGAAGTAGAAGAAATCCTCGAAGAGGAAATTACCGAAGAAACCCCAACAGAAGAAGTAGTCGTTACTGACGACGAAACTATTGAGGAAGACGCAGCAGCCACACAAAAGGCAACTGTTGCTTCCAAGCAGCCTGCTGGTGAGAAGTCAAAACTTCCCGCTGCCCCAAAGGGTAAGGGCTCTTCCAAGTACGCTGGTCTTTACAAGGACGGCGAAGGCAAGGGCGCAGAAGTAGCCGAGCCAGTTGCTACCGATTCATCGGCTTCTGCTGACAAGCAAATGAAGTTGGTGGATGCCAAGCGTTCTGGTAAGACTGAAGATGTTCAAGTTCATATGGACGCTATGTTCAATGGCGAAGAACTATCAGAAGACTTCAAGACCAAGGCTTCTACAATCTTTGAAACCGCTCTCAACGAGCGCGTTGAAGCCATTGAGAGTGAAATCAAGGCTGAATACGAGAACCGTCTCATTGAGCAAACTGAAACGCTCAAGACTGAACTCACTCAGCAACTTGATTCGTATCTTTCATATGTTGTTGAAGAGTGGATGGAAGAAAACAAACTCGCTGTTGAGAAGGGTCTACGCACCGAAATCGCTGAAGAATTTATTGAAGGTCTTCGTGGTCTTTTCTTGCAGCACAACATTGAAGTTCCACAAGGCAAGACTGATCTGCTAGACGAAATGGCAGAGAAGGTTGAAACCTTAACATCCTCCTTGAATGAAGAGATCAACAAGAGTCTAGAACTCAAGAATCAAATTGCTGAACTAGAAAGAAAGCAACTTGTTTCAGGCATGAGTGAAGGACTTGTTGATACCGACAAGGAGCGTTTCTTGAAATTGGCGGAAGGCGTTGGCTTTGAAAACAACAACGAATTCCGTTCAAAGTTGGAAGTCATCCGTGAGTCATACTTCGGAGATTCGGGCAAGTCATTCTTGTCAGAGGAAGTCGAAGACGATATGACGGTTGCCGAAAATGCCCCTGCGAACGAACAAGAAAACTTGTCAGAATCGATGGAAGCATATTCGCACATGTTGTCTCGCCTAAGCCGTAATAAGCCTCAAAGCAAGAAAAACTAATTTATAAATATCACTAACCTTTAAAAACTACCACAGGAGTTAAAACCAATGGAACTTACTATTTCAGAAGCACTACAGAGCAAGTGGAAGCCTGTGCTTGAACACGCAGAACTTCCCGAAATCGCTGATCCATACCGCAGAGCGGTTACAACGATTCTTCTAGAGAATCAGCAACAGTATCTCCGTGAAGATGGCGCAGCAAATATCTCCGCCAACCTTGACGGTGCAGGCACAAGCAATGTCGCTCGTTGGGATCCAATCTTGATCTCACTCGTTCGTCGCGCTATGCCAAACCTAATCGCATACGATGTATGCGGCGTTCAGCCAATGAGTGGCCCAACCGGTCTTATCTTTGCTCTACGCAGTCGTTACAACAATCAGTTCGGTGATGAAGCACTCTTCCAAGAAGCAAACACTCGCTTCTCAGGAACCAAGGCAACAGGTCTATCT